TATTGGACTAAATATAATGCAACATTCTCGTATTGGAAAATTATTAGAGATATCAAGAGACAATACTCGTGTTAGAATTATTCTTATTCCAATACCCAAAGATCAGCCATACACAATTCCTCATATAGAACAACCAGAAGAATTATTTACTTCTACAAAAGGGGGCGTAAAGGTTTCGACTACAATTAGTGAACTATGTAAGCAAGTAGTGGTTGATCGACCGGCCACTTTAAAAGTCGATTAATGCTTTAACTGGCAATACTCAGTTAGCCCTTGCTGCTTAATTAAGTAGCAACAGTTTTAGGAAGCGATGAAGGTAGCGTCCAAAAAACTGTCGTAAAATCCTTCGGCTGCTAGAATAGCCAACGGGTTCTAGCCTGAGACTAGTTGGTACGGAAAGATGAATATTGTTTGTTCTTTAATCTTTCTCAAACTTTATGAACAAAATAAACTTGTAGAAAATATAGGAATCTATTGATAGGACAGGGGTTCGACTCCCCTCGCCTCCATTAAATATTAAATTATGATTATCAATTATACATACTATAATTCACTTTTATGTAATGATATTTGTGTAGCCATGTGCTATTTTAATCCACTGGGTTACCACAAACCATTACAAAATATACAATGGGTACAAAAAGAATTCGATAAGTATCACATCCCATATTATATTATAGAATTAGTATACCCTAATCAGTTGCCATCTATACCCAACGCTAAAGTAGTTCACTCTGATAGTGTTCTATTTTCTAAAGAAAATTTATGGAATCTTATCGAAAAAGATATTCCAGAAAAATTTACTAAAGTTATCTTTATGGATGCGGATATATTTTGTTCTGATCCAGACTGGTTTAACAACACTAGTTCTCTATTAGATTCTAATGATCTAGTGCATTGTATGGATTATCTATACAAAGATATAGAGCAACCATTTGAACAGGTTGAGTTGGATACTGCTTCTTCTAGATATTCAATTATTAAAGCCATCAAAAGCCAACAGAAACTTCAATTACACATACATCATACAGGATATGTTATTGCAGTTAATCGTAGTTTCCTACATAAACTTGGTGGAGTTTTTGAATACGGAATTACAGGTTACGGCGACACTCTTTTTTGGTCCGCTTTTTTAAAAGACTTTGAACCTTTCTGTGACAATTTTCTTAAAGCTCCAAGATTTAAAACTATAAGAAAATATTATGAGGACTACAAACAAAACGCATTATCTATATCATCTCTAGACAGGATTCAGTATTTACCTAATGCTAATATATTACATTTACGCCATGGCAAGAATGAAAATAGAAAATATGCTAAAAGAAATTTTTATGTATCTAGTATATTCGATCTTTATCATAATGATGATGGTGTCTTAGAAATAAAGGTGAATAATCCTAACGCACAAGATTTAATTCAATACTGGATTGATAGGAAAGAAGATGAATAAACACCAACTGCCTTTCTTTACCTCATTCTTCAGGATAGACGATACTAGATACCATTCTTGGTATAGATATGCAAACCAGATATATAATGCACAGGCGATTACAGACGATTTAAAGGTTCCTAATACAAAATCTATCTTTTTAAAAACAACCACTCAATTTGGCAAAACAACCCACACAATACACGACATCCTAACATCTGCTCAAAAATACAGTCAAAAATTTGTGTTTATTAATAGCGATATTGAAATCTCTGTTAATGATGCTTTTTGGGATAAGATTGTAGAAGTTTCTAATCATGGAATCGTAATGGGCCATAGATTTAATTATGAAACTTCATATGATGACTCTAGTATCAACGCTAATGGTGTAGACTTTTATGTATTGAATAACAAGATAGTTATTCCAGATGATGATAATTTTTGTATTGGATTATGCGGCTGGGATTGGTGGATACCGTATTTGGCTATACAACAAAAAATCCCTGTTTACAGAATAGATTGTCCATTTTTGTATCATAAGATACATCCTAAACAATGGAGCAAAGAATCTCTAGCTTATATCTGCGACTATATGTTAAAGATTACCGGCGAAGTTCACGACAGACTATTCAAAGATAAAATTGTTAACCAAACTATTCCATTATGCAAGATAAATTAAGAATATTTCAGATCGGCTTTAACAAATGTGGAACTTTATCATTTCATAAATTATTCCACGATCATTGCATACCTACAGTTACCAGCATACATTGGAATAGAGGCTATTTAGCTAGGGATATACATGACAATATTTTAAATGGACGTAGACCATTAGAAGGTTATGAATCATATACTTTTTATTCAGATATGGAATGTTTTAGAACGTGTAACGAACAGATAAGTTTTGTATCTATAGCTAAAGATTATTTTGATCTATTAGATCTAAACTACCCAAACAGCAAATTCATTTTAAATACTAGAAATATAGATAGTTGGATTTCTAGTAGATTAAGACATACGTGCGATTTTTCGCCAATCAGATATGGATTTACCGAAAGACTGACTGATTCAATACCATACATAGAATACCATAAGCAAGCTTATAAAGTAGATAAAGTGGATGAATTAGTAAAAATATGGAGGGATGAATGGTATACTCATCATGATAATGTTATTACTCATTTTACTTATCGACCAAGAGATCTATTAGTTTATGATATAGAAAAAGATCCATTCACAAAAATATCTGATTTTTTTCAACTCTGTGGATTAAAGTTCGATACAGAAAGTTTACCACACGCAAATAAAACTAAAGTTTGGCATTGACAAACGCCGATACTATGGTATACTGAGCGTACACACAGGAGACTATTTGCATGACTCACGATTTTAATTATGTTTGGGGAATGGTTCGTGATCTTAGGGCCACAAGCAGCACCATCGACAAGCAAGGAATTATTGAGGACTATTGTAATCATAATTCTGAGGCTGCAAATTTTGCTAAGAAGATTCTTCTTTATACATACCATCCTCTTTGGCAGTATAATGTTACAAGCGATAATCTGAAAAAGAAAAATTCTCTGAGAGGTAAGAGTTATAAGAATTTCTTTGATTTGCTTGATGATCTAAAGAGTCGCAAAATTACTGGTCACGATGCTATCGGAGCAGTCCATACTTTTATTGATAGTCAGGCCAATAAAGACCATATCGAGGAACTGATTTACTGTATTATTGATAAAGACCTAAAAACCCGTGCCGGTGATAAGATTATCAATAAAGCTATTCCAGATCATATTCCAGAGTTTAGTGTTGCTCTGGCAGATAAGTATAACCCCGATATTGTAGACTGGAAGGATGGATGGTATGTTAGCAGGAAGATTGACGGTGCTAGATGTATCGCTATTGTTGATTCTAATAGTAACACTACTTTCTACTCCCGTACAGGAAAAGAGTTTGATACTCTTGGTGTTGTCGCTGATGGCATTAAGACTCTTGGTATTACTAATGTAGTATTGGATGGCGAGTTGTGTCTTGTTGATGATGATGGTAATGAAGATTTTCAAGGAATCATGAAGCAATTAAAGAAGAAAGATCATACTATTCCTAATCCTTCGTATAAGATTTTTGATATGATCAGTCACGATGAATTTTATAGCAAGAAAGGACAGAGTAATAAGCCATATTCAATTAGATTATCGAATGTTCAGGAGAGTATGAAGCATAATACCTGTCCATGTTTATCAGTATTAAAGCAAGAAAAAATTAAGGACGATGATCATTTCCAAGATTGGATGAATGACTCTACCTACAATCAGTGGGAGGGTCTAATGCTTCGTGCAGATGTTCCGTATAAAGGAAAGCGAAGTAAAGATCTACTCAAGTTTAAAAGTTTTAATGATGACGAATACGAAGTAGTCGATGTTGAAATGGGTCCATTTCGATATGTTAAGGGTGGTGCAGAACATGAGGAAACTATGCTTTCCTGTGTCACTATTCAGCATAAGGGATATAATGTTAGGGTTGGTTCTGGCTTTAGCATCGAACAGCGTCAGGACTTTTACAAGCATCCTAAGAAGATTCTTGGCAAGGTGATTACGGTTCAATATTTCTCAGAAAGTCAGAATCAGGACGGTGGAATTAGTTTAAGATTCCCAACATTTAAAATTTTACATGGAGAAGAAAGAGACATTTGATGAGTACTTATAAGCTTTGTGAGATTACAAACAAATATTTTAATAGTTCGGAAGTTAATCAAATTCTAGATATTGGTAGTAAAGATGGTGCCGAAGCTATTGCTTTGTCTAAGCATTATTCAAATGCAAAAATAATTTCATTTGAGTGTAATCCAGAAACATATCCTATTTTACAGCATAATATTGCTAATTATTCAAATATATCTTCATATCAAATTGCCATAAGCGATACTGAGGGTATGATAGATTTTTATCAAAGTGTTAATGGTAATCCTGGGTCTAGTAGTATTTTTAAGAAAAGTGGACAATATGACTATATTGAAAACTTGAAACAGCACAAAATTCAAGTTCCTTCAACAACATTAAAGACCTTTCTAAAGAATAACCATATCAATCAAGTAGACATAATATGGGCAGATCTTCAAGGGGCTGAATTAAAGGCTTTCAATGGAATGGGAGAATATCTCAATAATGTTAAAGCAATTTTAACAGAAGTCGAATATAAGCCTATATATGAGAACCAACCATTGTATGGCGATCTTAAAGAGTTTTTGGAGCATAAAGGGTTCGTAGAGCAACACAAAACCTCTACATGTGATAATTTTTGGGGAGATGCTATTTTTATCAATAGAAAACTTATACCTAATTAGGTATAAAGGTATTGTCCTGTCTATAATGGGCCATCATGCACAAGATAGTTCGACTAAAGACTAAAGAAGAGGGTCTTGACAAGCCGATACTGGAGTGTAGAATGAATAGCATCGTGATACTTGAGACTTTTGGAGAATAAAATGGAAACCATTTTGGAAAAGAAGGAAAAGAAAACCACTTATTGTAGGAGCAAAGCGGATGAGTTTTTTGCAAACTTTCCTAGAGACAAGGTTGTGTCTTACAAAGAATACTGGGAGAGTGTACGACCACAGAATACCGCTGATATTTTTAGGCGTTATCTCTTTGCTTATTGCTCTGTTCACACTACTTGGAAGGGTAATTGCTCTGGTTATCAAGCCATTAAGAATTTTGATGAGTGGATTGATGATCAAGAAAAATTGAGAAATAAACTTGCTAACTCTGGTGTTGGATTACACAATAATCGCACAAAGTATATTTGGGATTTTAGTCAGCAATTTTGGCAGAATCCAAAGGACTTTTATCTTACAACCAAAAAGTATCATGTTAAAAAGCGTGATTCTATTGTAAATCGTATTATGGGTCTTGGTATGGCTAAAGTTAGTTTTGCTCTTGAAATGATTCATCCTAATGAATGTCGTACACTTTGTCTTGACGTTCATATGCTACGTCTTTATAATATGGAACATCTGACCTATACGAAAAGTAAAGAAGGCATATCAAAGTATAAAAAGGCAGAACAGCATTGGATGGTTAATTGTGGTAAATTAAAATCGCCATCTTATATTGCTAGATGTGCCTACTGGGATCATCTACAAGGACAAGATGACAGTCGATATTGGTCTTATGTGCTTGAAAATAATTAATATAAGGAAACAATTATGGAAGATATATTACATTTATACCTAGAAAAACATATTCAACAAAATAAAGTTGTAAATTACTTAGAAATTGGAACTAGAGAAGGAGACTCTCTAAAAAGAGTAGTAAAGAATAATTCACACATTACTACTATTATAGTTGCAGATATGTGGGGTAGTCTTTATGGCGGAAGCGGTAGAAATTCTCATAATCATATTTCTCAGTTGCTGACAAGTATTGGGTATAAAAATTCTATTACTTTTTTAGACGGAGATAGTAAGACAACTATTCC